TCCTCTTCGGCATTTGCTAAAGCCTTACCGAACTGAGTGATGATATAGTTTTCAAGACCGAAGGCATTGTCATAAAGCAACTCTTCAGTAACCTTGATTGCTACATGAAGCTTGTAGGCATCAAGATAGATCTGGTCGAATGTTGCATCACCAAAAGATAATGCTCCACCTTCCTCAATCCATGCTGCTGCAGGCTTGGTAGCTGCGATGTTGATTTTGTGCTGACCTGCAGTAGTAATCTTTGTAGCAAGGCTACGCATGATGTTCTCACCATCAAGCACATCGATAAGTCTGCGGTCATACTCTTCCGGCACAAGGTAACCACCATCGGCATCTACACCTTCCTGAAGTACATTGCTTACATTACGGAAATTAGAACGCATTGCAGAAAGCATCGCATCCTTATAAGCATCGGAAGCACGCCCCTTCTTTACTTCCTTGGCATCACCCATAAAAGGCTTACCTGTAATTGGAGAATTAACAGGCTTTGCAAGTTCTGCTTCTCTGCGTTCTGCTCTCTGCTGACGGTCGATAGCAGCTGTCAAATCCTCGATTTCCTTCTCCATCTTGTTGTAGGTTACTGTATCCTCATCGGAAAGCACACCATTCTTATCTTCGTGAGTTTCCACAAAGTTCTTTGCAGTTTCCCACTCTTTTTTCGATTAAATCCTTAATAGTCATAATAGAATTCCTCCTTAAATGAATTTCTTTATAAAGTCCAGACGCTCCTTGATGTCCTTTGCAGGAGTGCCTTTGTTTGTAGGTACAGAAATCTCTGCCTGCTTTGTTACGGTTTCTTTAGACTGGACATAGTGTTTTTCCAGCTTGTTCATAAGAGCGTTGTTTACTGCCTTGCGTGAAAAAAGCATCGAGTCAGTTGGTTTCTTTTCCTTCTTCTCCTCGGTGCTTTCTTCTTCATTCTCTTCATCGGAATCTGTATTCGGTTTTGTTTCTGCTCTTGTAATGGTGTCATCAGCAAAGCCAAGTTCAATGGCCTTGTTTGCATCCATCCATGTTTCGGCATCCATCAAGTGACTAAGCTTTGACCTTGAAAGACCAGTCTTAATCACATAGGCATTGATTATGGACTCTTTCACTTCCGCAAGCATATCGATTGCTTTTTGCATTTCTGCATGGTCACCAAATGCTACGGTTGCAGGATTGTGAATCATCATCATTGAAACAGGGGACATAAGCACCGTGTTTCCTGCCATTGCAATGACCGATGCTGCTGATGCTGCAATACCATCGATTTTCACGGTGACATTGCCCTTGTACTGTGTGAGCATATTGTAGATCTGAGCCGCAGCCACACAGTCACCACCAGGAGAATTAATCCATACGGTAATATCTCCACTTCCGGCATTTAACTCATCCTTGAAAAGCTGTGGTGTGACATCATCATCAAACCAACTTTCTTCTGCAATTGTGCCGTACAACTCAAGGACTCGTTCTGCGACTTCGACCTTTTCTTGGTTTAGAGTCTTTCGACTCTTCCAGTTCCAGAACTTCTTGTTCTTCATCTTCTTCCTCCTCGACCTTTGATGTATCCGGACGTGCAGCAAAGATACCTGCATCTTCAAGCTTGGTCATGTTGCCGTTGATAAGATAAAGGTCACCACCGAGTTCGGCAGGAATCCTGTCGAGATTCTCAAGTTCCCTTATGTCATTGGCAGACATCCAGCCATTCTGTCTTGCAGTGGCATAACCGTTCATACGGCTCTGATAGTCACCACGAAGAAGTCCGTCTACATTAAACTTGATAAAATAATTCTGTTTTTCCTCTGCTGTTAACAGAAAACGAGCCATATTCTGCTCCCACCTTGAAACCCAGGGGTCAAGAGTGTATTTCACAAATTCAAGTGACTGCTGCTCAATATTAGAAAAGCTCGATTTCTCAAGGTCACCGACCATGTGGGGCGGTACTCTGAAAATTCGAGCAATCTCGTCTATCTGAAATTTTCTTGTTTCTAAAAACTGTGCTTCGTTTGGAGAAATGGAAATCGGTGTGTACTTCATCCCTTCTTCCAGAACAGCAACCTTATGTGAATTTGCACTTCCACCAAAAGTCTGTGACCAGCTATCCCTGACCTTTGATGGGTCTTTAAGAGTTCCGGGATGTTCAAGAACACCACTCGGTGCAGCTCCATTGGCATAGAACTTACTTCCATACTCTTCGGCTGCGATAGCAAGACCGATAGCATTCTTGGCCATAGCAATTGGCGAGTAGCCGACCAGGCCGTCAAAACCAAGTCCCGGTATATGCATTACTTCATCGGGAGCAAGTTTTACCGATGAACCTTTATTGGTAGGTGCATCATCTTGACTCACTTGATATTCGTAATAAAGATGACCTCTTTCATTTCGGTCAACCCTCATACGGTTAGGCATCAAAGGATAAAGAGCAATAATCTCACCCTTACCATTTCTAATAATCTGTGCGTAGGCATTGCCCCAAAGGAGCAAATGTGTCATAAGCGTTTCCCGAAACACAAAGCTTGTCATTTCAGGGTTTGGCTCATCATGGAGCAATATATAAAGTGGATGCTCTGTAGCTTTTACCTTACTTCCGTTCTCATCATATTTATAAAAATGTAATGGCAGGCTTGCCACCGCTTCTGACAAGATACGGACACAACTGTAAACGGCAGTCATCTGCATGGCAGAGCGTTCATTTACATTTTTGCCGGATGTGCTTGTACCGAGGAAAAATCGGTAAGAACTGCCTGCCGTACTGTTTTCGGGCTTATCTCTCACCTTGAATATGCCGGATAAGATACCCATAAAAAATCACTTCCTTCTTGATAAATGGCATAAGAAAAGCACCTCTGAAGAGATGCTTTCTCGATTTACTATTTCATTTGTTACATATTATCTCGGATTTCTTCCGTTACATCTGCAAGTGTTCCACGAAGAGAACTTCCCGTGTTGCAGTATTTTTCCATTAATTCCTTCCAAAGTGGGTCATTTTCAGGAATTTCAGAAAACCAAACAGAATAATCATCCTCACCGTGTTTTTCCAATACAGTAATCACTGAACTCACTCCTTTTAGCCATTTCCGCTTGCTTTATTTTTACCATAATAGCATCTTTTTTCACATCTATCAAGCTAAGTATAAATATATAAAGTATACTTTTGTTTTAAAAAACAAGCAGTCCCCTTGTGTCATACACGCTTTCGCCCGCATCATTTCCGCAGCGGATTGCTCTGTCCAGTGCCATAATCGTTGCAACAGCACCGTCTATCTTTTCCGTTGATTTTTCCTTATCCGCCTTGATATTTCCTGCCGGGTCAGTACGAATGAAAATGTTGTCCATGTTCCAACGGAGTACAGGATGACCGCCATGTGCAATCCGCTTTTCCAGAACAAGTTTCATTAGTTCCTTTGTCGGGGGAGACATATCCTTAAAGCCCTGTCCGAAAGGAACAACCGTAAATCCCATACCTTCAAGGTTCTGCACCATCTGCACAGCACCCCAACGGTCAAAGACTATCTCTCGGATATTGAAACGCTCACCCAGTTTTTCAATGAACTTTTCGATATAGCCGTAATGCACTACATTTCCTTCTGTTGTCTGCAAATAGCCTTTTTTCTCCCACAAGTCATAAGGAACATGGTCCCTTCGTACTCTTAAATCAAGAGTATCCTCCGGCACCCAGAAATATGGAAGAATGATGTATTTATCATCCTTGTCCAACGGCGGAAATACCAAAACAAAGGCTGTGATGTCAGTGGTTGAAGAAAGGTCAAGACCGCCATAGCAGACACGACCTTCCAGTTCATCCTCGTCAACCTTAAAGTCACATGCATCCCACTTTTCCATTGGCATCCAACGGACTGCCTGTTTTACCCATTGATTGAGTCTTAACTGCCTAAAGGAGTTCTCCTCACCGGGGTTTTGCTTCGCCGAGTTGCAGGCGGCTTCGACTTTATCCATGCCGACTGTGATATCCAGACTAGGATTGGCTTTTCGCCACACCTTTGGGTCTGTCCAATCGTCCGATTCATCAGCACCGTAAATCACAGGATAAAAGGTGTGGTCAATCTTCCGCCCTTCCAAAATATCCTTTGCTTTTTGGTGTGTTTCGTAGCAAATGCTGTTAGTATCTGTTCCCGCTGTTGTAATCAGAAAATACAGTGGCTGCATTCTGGCATCACCGGAGCCTTTTGTCATAACATCAAAAAGCTTTCTGTTCGGCTGCGTATGCAGTTCATCAAACACCACGCCATGAATGTTAAAACCATGCTTGGAGTATGCCTCAGCAGACAAGACTTGATAAAAGCTGTTAGTCGGTGTGTAGATGATGCGTTTCTGTGATGCGAGAATTTTCACACGCTTATTCAGTGCCGGACACATACGAACCATATCGGCGGCAACATCAAACACGATTGTAGCCTGCTGTCTGTCTGCCGCACAGCCGTAAACTTCCGCTCGTTCTTCTCCGTCACCGCAGCAAAGCAGTAATGCCACAGCCGCCGCAAGTTCCGATTTCCCCTGTTTTTTGGGAATTTCCACATAGGCGGTGTTAAACTGACGGTAGCCGTTTGGTTTCAGCGTACCAAACAGGTCACGAATAATCTGTTCCTGCCAGTCGATAAGTTCAAATTTCTTTCCCGCCCAAGTGCCTTTGGTGTGGCACAGGCTTTCAATAAACATCACTGCAAAATCAGCGGCATCTTTATCATAGGTGCTGTCCTCGGCTTTGAACTTGGTTGGTATGTATTTCTTCAGTTTTCTCAAAAATCTCACCTTCTCGTCATCACAAGTTTCGTATCGTTTGTTTCCATGCAGGCATGAAAACTCACTCACTTCACTGTTCTTCCTCTCCCCCACAAAGCAAGCTTTGCGGGGACCCCAACAAAAAATAATCCTCGTCTCTGCGATACTCAAACTATATCATATAACGAGGAACACACCCTTGCAGGCGGTTCTTCGGGAATCTTCTGCTTTAGTTGTATTCCTTCATCACAATGGCAAGCGCCGTCTCGGTTGCCTTGTCGGTTGGTGTGATGTCCAGCCCTCTGTCGTAGCTGTAGGCGATCTCGCCGTTACGCTTTAACATCAGCTTGGAAATCCTGCCGCCGTCAATGCCGTAGTCCTCGCTCGGCTCTTCGTAGTGCTTGACCCAGTAATGGAAAATGCTGTTCTGAACCTTGATGCTTCCTTCTGCCCACATGGTTTATGCCTCCCTTCTTACCAGGTTGAAATCCGCAATACTGTAGCCGTTCTTTCTGCAGTAATCGCAAATCCAATCGTCTGCGGTTCTTGCGTTCTTGAAGGTCTTGAAATCCATCCAGACCAGCTTGCCCAGCTCGATTGCTGTCAATGCTCTTACTACCCAAATCGTGTTCTTTTTCATGGTGTGTACCCTCCGTTTTTTCTTTGTTTTCCCTTTCGGTAGGTACATATTCGCTCTTTACGGCAGATATAGCAATACGATTACTACACGATCTTAGGGGCGATTATTCCGCACATAATTGTGTAGTTTATGACTGCATGGAACGGTGGATGGTGTCCAGAATCTGCTCCTGTTCCGCAGGCTCCACACCGATGCTGTCCAGTGCTTCTCGTGTGCCGCAGTCCGGGCAGACAACGATATCATCTGCTTCTTTGAATTTTTGTTTGCATACGGGGCAGGTATTGCCCTTGTAATCAGCCATGTGTGGTCCTCCGAATTTTCAGGGCGGGGAGTGTTATCCCGCCCATCCATCTTGTTCCGCTGCGGCCAAAAAGGCGCAAACGAAATAATTTAGCCATATTATACACCATATGTCCATGGAAAGCAAAGAACTTTTCGTGAATAAGCGGGCAGAAAGCGGATTTTTGCAGAATATTTGCAGATTTTGGCCTGCCGATAGCTGGCGTGTATCAAAAAAGTAGAAGCCGATTTTAATCTGCACGCCGGTAACGTGCAGATCATGCCGTGTGTTTTATACCTCTTTACAAGAAATAAGATTTGCGTTATACTGATAACATCTTGTTTTATGCGTATCTTTATTTTTAATGATTGACCAAGGGGTAGCAAATATGATCACCATTGACGAATTGAAATTTAAGCTCGGCGGGCTGGAAACTGCGGTAAACGACCTGCGCGATGCCCTTTCCATTGAAGCGAGCGAAAAGCGCCTGGCAGAGC